GCTGTTGAAGCAAACACTGTTGCAGTGATTGACTTAGCAGATACCCTGTTACCAAATGTATCTGTTGCAGTTACTGAGATGTCTTGCTTTGTACCAGCAGCACCAGCAGAAGGAGCAGATACTGTAAGAGTATTAATCTTACCAGCAGTTCCCTGTACATAGTATGTAAGTGTTGTACCCTGGTTTGTGATTACAACTGTACCAATTGCTGTTGTCTTTGTGTAGACATAAAATGTTGCTGTTGTTCCTGTACCAGTTGCAATTGTCAAGGATGATGATCCTGATGTTGCTCCTACTGGTGCAGCAGTTGTGTGTAGTGCAGACACGATTGTTGCATTTGTTGCTACCACTGAAACGCTTGTTCCAACATCAACTGTTGCAATAAACTTTAGTGCGTCAGTTGCATCAACTGAGTTATCTGCAGGGACTGGCAATGATGCAGGCGTTGCGATTGCTGAGTTTGTAGTATTTGCTACAGTGTCAAGCGATACAGCGACTGTCATTACAGCAGCGTTTGCAGGCGTTGCTACGATTGTGCCCAAAGTCATGGCTGCAACCATGGCTAGAGCGATTTTCTTGAATGAATTCATTCGGTATTTCTCCTTATTTATAGTAGATTGAATCTATCCAGATAGTCTTTTACATCATCTGGCATAGGTTTATAGTGTATCACATTGTCCTTACCCATGTCAACCTGCTTAGGTCGATCACTAATAGTATGAACTTCTATCAATTGATTTTGATCTTTTGGGGTATGTGATATTGCCCCAAATACTGCCCCACACACGGCATCTGCTAAGTCTTTAGACTTCTTTCGTGGGTGGTCAACTCTATTATTTTTCATAATCTTTAATTGTGTTAGTTCATCAAACAAAAGTTCGATTGCTGGCATGACCAATCTTTCCTCATATACAAGCATAGCCATGTCCTCATAGTGTTTTTTAGCAACAGAAACAGTATCAGTTCTCATTCCTACCTGCTTTAATTCATTTTGGATATCAAATGATTGCCAACGGTCAAATGAAACCATACCAATATTAAACCCTATCCTTCTAAGGTTCTGAATCCATTGTTTAACTTCTGAAAGATTTACTGGGCCCTCAATCTTTGGTTCCCACCATGCTACTGCATCTACTACTACAATTGGTGCTACTTGTTCGTAGTTATTAATTACCTGAATGTTTACCCATTTTTCTACATGTGCAATAGCAACTGCACACTTGTCATGCTTCTGGGCAAGGTCAGCATGAACATAATAAACTTTATCTGGATCTGGCTTAAATGATTCATCAAACCTTCTAAAATTATCTACTGGATTATGGAGGGTCATACATTTTCTTACCTTATCCACTTGCTTAAAGAATGCGTCAGATGCAAAAGTTGGGACACATGTAAATCGCATCATTGCATCGCCAAGATCTGTCATAAAAGCAATCATAAAATCATCAATCTTGCGTGTTGGATTTACTTCCCACGTTGGTCTTTTTAGTGCAAATACTCCTGGGTACTTGTATGAGATTATATTATCTTCCTCCCACGAAATTTCAAAAGTATTGTCTGGGCTATCTTCTGGCAGCAGTGGGTTAATAGTAAACTTATGTGTTCTTTCTATTACTTCTTTTTCAGCAATAACATCTTCATACTTTTCTGAAATATAATCTCCTGGATATCTTGGAAAAGAAAGTAAAACAACCTTTCCAAGGTCAGGGAAACGTGAGTCTACTGATCCACGAAACGCTTTATAAATATTATCAGCAGTCTTTCCTTGCTCGTTTCCTGTGTTAACCTCAGATGCAAATCCAGAAATCTCGTCAAGAACTGCAAGTAAAAGGTTTAAACCCTCATGTGATTCACGCTCTGAGTGGCCAGAGTAAACAGTAATTGATTTATCAAACTCAACTGAATCAGCCTTTGCATAGTACTTGCCAACAAACCAAGGAGATCTTTCAATCTTAGACTTAAAACCTTTAAAGAAAACGTTCTTTGCTTGTTGTGCGTTAATAGCCACGTTAATAAGGTCAATAGCATCTCCAGATGGCTTGCCAAAATATTTTGCTGGGTCTTTTAAACATAAAAGTTTATATACAATGTATGCACATGCCACTGTTGATACGAAGTCTTTTCCAGATCCCTTGCCAAGTTGGAGAATGATTTCATTCTTAGTATACTTGTTGTAATACTGTGTGCCTTTTTCTTCACCAAGCATATTAACTAAATCTTCTTTACGATAAATTTGGCTCATTGCTTCTACAATATCGTACTGAATATCAGATAGTGGTGGCTGGCCAAGGTAGTCTTGTCCTTCAACAAATGTCCTTGCGTCTACTGGAATTTCATTAAAGTGATCATCCTGTAGTGCTTCTAAGAAATCATTGAATATCGTGGACAACTGTAATCACCTCGTTGTCTTTTGCAAATGAAGAAAGTCTACGCATAATCTCATCACGGACTTGTGGGTACTCAGATGCAATATCTTTTAATATTGATACTAAGACTTCTTGACGCTTCTCAATCTCCATCATCTCTTCTGCAAGTTCTTTATTTTCAAGTAATCCAGCCTTTTGTAACATATCAATACGCTTAGACTCAATGTCCATAACTAGTTTAATTGCAGCAGTCTTTGCGCTAAGATTGTTTGTCATTGATGCTTCGTCAATAACCTCATAGGTGCGAGACACCAACTTGCTATAGTGTGTATCTGCTGCAGCAAGCGCTTCTTTAGCACGAGCACGAATAGCATCATTAGCAGATGCCATAACCTTCCACTCATTAATAAGTGTTACAACTTTTTGTCTTGGGATAGCCAGTTGTTTAGATATTACAGTTGGGTCATTTCCTTTTAGGTATTCTTCTACCACTTGATTTACTTGATCAAGGTGTTTAACTAGATCATCTTCAGTTGACATACTTGCCCTCTAATCTATTTATTTCATCTTTAATATAAAATATTGCTTTCTCAAGATCTTGTATTGTTTTTGCTTCATCTTTAAGTCCTGCTCTCCATAAATACTTAAAAGCATTTCCAATATTAAAATTACGATGTCGAGTTATCTCAATGCATTCAATACCAGATGGGTCTGAGGTATAGTGTAATGGATTATTAACTTGATCAACGGTTATGTTTAGGTTATCACTCATCGTCTGGCTCCCAATCAAATGCCTCTGGAATTCCTTTTAGTGCAGCAAACGCAAAAGCAAAACCAACAGTACCTGCTACAGCAAGTGCCACCAACGCTTTTTCAATTTTATTCATCGTTTAGACCTCCTTAATTTAAATTTTGCAAGGTATACGTAGATAGTTTCCAAACTTACTCCGCACTCTTTTGCAATCTCTTCTGGAGTCTTTTTGTCTATAAGATATCTCTTACGCATAAAAGTCTCTGATGTATATAGTTTAGCACCCACGATATTAATTGTCAACTCCTGACTCAAAAATGTCATAGTTATAGGCATTTGAATCTTCTAAGACCCACTTGTCATAACTTTCAACATCCCACTTATTTGTATTTACAAGCCTGTGAAGTAATAGATTTTGCTTTGTTACAAATGATGGCTCGTATAGTTTAACTCTATTGTTAGGTTGGATCGCAAAGTTTCCATCATCTCTTTGAATTACATGCCCACACTTATGCTGCCCTGGATTCTCAGAGTAACCATCATCTAAAACATTTGAATCTGGATTATGCCAATCAAGCGTAAACAAATATTTACCAGGAACACTTTCTTTTTCTCTATTAAGATAAGACATTCTCATGTTAACTAGGTTTTGAAATTTAGTTACAGCCACGTGTGGAGAAAATGAATTCCATAGGACTAGGTTATAGATGGGTTCTTCTGGAACTCCTGGCTTTGTACAAAAAGCATTTATTGGCATTCTCCACCACAATCCACCATCTTCCATTAAGAAATGAAACAAAGGGCTTCTTCCTTTAATACTCGATACTCCAAAGATAACGCATGGGAAGTATTGGTCATGACTATCTTCCTGATCTCTTAAAAAGTTTCCACGAACATAGCACTCTATTGGCGGTATGTTTGCATTTAGTTCTGGCATTATACATTCTCCCCTATCGCTTTGTTCCAATTTTTTAATGCCCAATGGCCAATCCCACAAGCATCTGCTACATCATTATCTGTAATTGTTCTGTCATAGTTTATATTAATAAAGTTAATTGTTCTTTGCTTTCTTAGTTCTCTTTCGTATGTCTTAAGCCATGACTCTGACTTCCCTGGATTTTGTGCTTTAATAAATAGTTTTTCATCCTTAGAAATCTTCTTGTTGCCAATAAAGTTTTGCCAAGTAATTGGGGCAACCTTACCTATAACTTTAGTACCAGACTGGCCTGCTGATCCAAGAATTGCTCCTTGAACTAAAGCCAGGTCTGCTGCTGTCTTAGGACTATTCATAAAGACAGTGTGCTCAATAACTATTGCCTCAAAGCCACCGTACATATCAAGGAACAACTTAACCTTTTGCCCTGCGTCCATAACTTTTTCGTAGGTATCCTTACCTTTAAAAGTAATCTTTCCAACTGACTCTAAAGTTTTTTGTTGAGTATCAAAAATAGCAAAGGCAAGGCTATTAGTGCTTGCATCAATAGCACAAATAGTTTTTGGAAGTTTAGTTCCTATTGCCTCTGTTAGTTTCATTTTAAATTATCCTTAATTTCTTTTAATGCTTTTGCTACATCAGAAGGATTGACGTTGCATTTAACACAAAGATTATCATCATTATATATTGATAAAGCCTCTTTGCATGATTTACAAACTCTTTCTTTGCCTATTCTTTTTTGTCGTCTAGAAACCATATACCTTGCAGCAATTTTTTCTTTTGTTGACATGTCTCTACATTCTGGCGAACAGTATATCTGATAGGTTATATCAGTTTTAAATTGTTTATCACACCATTGACAATGCTTCATCTATAGGCTCCAAGGACTTTAATTTAAAGACTCCTGGACCAGCATCTGCACAAGCCTTTTTAATAGGACATGATTTGCAAATTTTTGAATTTGAGCGATAGTTCTTTTCAGGCAGAGTTCTGTCGACCCAAGCCTTACGAACTGATCTCATCCATTCAAACGTCTGGTCTACCCACCGACGATAATAATCA